TTCTGCCCAGAGACGAAGAATTTACAGGCCCTTTGGTAGCAGAGTTATTGCGCTTCCCGAATGGGGTACACGACGATCAGGTAGATGCACTCGCTTGGATTGGTTTGATGATGACAGAGTTCAGCACTTTTGTTGAAAAAACTGTCCACGAACCGACTTGGCGAGACAAGCTCCCTGGACTACTTAAAGGCGAACGCACTAAATCATCGATGAGCGCATAACAATGGCATACAAAAAATATAAGAAGTTAGACCCAGCAAAAGAGGAAGAAATAACACGCACCCAGTGGGCCCGCTACGAGCGCGCTCGCGATAACGGTCATCTCGATTATGTGGATATGGCCCTTAGATGCGACGAGTATTACAAAGGTGATCAGTGGGACCCTGATGATGCAGCGATGCTAGAAGCTGAAGGTCGCCCTGCCCTTACAATTAATACTATCCTGCCTACTGTTAATACAATTCTCGGTGAACAGTCAGCGCGAAGAGCGGACATTAAGTTCAAACCGAGAAGAGGGGGCGAGGAAGAAGTAGCGCACACCCTTACTAAGCTGTATATGCAGATTGCAGATAACAACAAATTAGATTGGGTTGAGCAGCAAGTATTCGCTGATGGCCTGATTATGGATGGGCGCGGGTACTTCGATGTTCGTATGGACTTCAGCGATCACGTGGAAGGCGAAATCCGAATCACGGCCAAAGATCCACTAGACATACTTATCGATCCAGATGCTAAAGATGCAGACCCTAAAACTTGGAATGAAGTATTTGAAACCAAGTGGATGACCCTCGATGAGATTGAAGAGCTGTACGGTGAAAAATGCGCAGAGCGACTTCTATTTGTAGCCGAGAACGGAATGAGTTTTGGTCCCGATTCAGTAGAGTATCAAGAGACTAGATTTGGCGAGACAGAAAATAATGACGACCACTTCGGTGCAGGCGTCCCAGGTGATGACGAGTACCGCAACGTAAAATCACTACGTGTAGTAGAGCGCCAACATAAGAAGATCTGCCGAGCTGATTTCTTTGTAGATAAAATCACAGGCGACCAACGTGAGTGTCCAGACTTTTGGAATGATCGCAAGAAGAAAAAGTTCGCGAAAGATTATGACATGGAGCTCGTATCACGAGTCATACGCAAAGTGCGTTGGACCGTTACGTGCGACCAAGTTGTCCTGCACGACGGTTGGTCTCCCTATAACGATTTCACTATTGTCCCGTTCTTCTGCTACTTCCGCAGAGGTAATCCATTCGGTGTAGTACGCAACCTTCTATCTCCCCAAGAACAGTTAAACAAGATAGCTAGTCAAGAGCTGCATATTGTTAATACCACAGCTAATAGCGGTTGGATGGTAGAAAGCGGATCGCTAGTAGGTATGACAGCTGATGACCTCGAGGAACATGGTGCTGAGACAGGCTTAGTACTTGAGTATGCTCGAGGAACTACACCCCCACAGAAGATTGGTGCTAACCAGATTCCAACTGGGTTGGATCGTATTGCTCAGAAAGCACAGGCAAACATCCAAGCTATCTCAGGTATCAACGATAGTATGTTGGGTACTGATGGCGCAGAGGTATCAGGTATCGCGATTCAGGCTAAACAAAATCGTGGCGCAGTAATGATCCAAGTACCTCTTGATAACTTAGCTAAAGCGAGACAATACCTAGCAGAGAAGGTTCTGAACCTAATTCAAACTTTTTATGTTGAACAGCGTATTGTCCAAGTTACAAACGAAGAAGACCCAATGCAGCCCCGCGAAGAGCTGCTCCTAAATGTCGAGACCCCAGAGGGCGACATTATCAATAACCTCACGCTAGGTGAATATGACGTAATCATATCTACCTCACCTGCTAGAGATAGTTTCGATGAAACCCAGTTCGCTGAAGCTCTAAGCTTGAGGCAAGCTGGCGTAGCGATCCCAGATGACGCAATTGTTCAGTACAGCCATCTACGTAAGAAAGAAGAGCTTGCGAAACGCATTCGCGTTATGACCGGCCAAGAGCCGCCGACCCCTGAGCAAGCTCAAGCTATGGCTGCGCAACAGCAGTTGCAAATGCAGAACCTCCAGCTTGAAACGATGAAGCTACAAGCAGAAGTTGAGAAGCTTCAATCTGAAGCCGCAGTGAACACCGCTAAGGTTCAAAATGAAGCTCAAGTGAATCCACAACTTCGTATGGCTGAACTACAAGCGAAGATCCAAATGAACAATGAGCAGCTAGAACTCAGAAGAGAGCTATCTTCTGCTACTAACCAAATCCGTCAAGGACAGACCGAAACTTCCGCTGCAACTAAGATAGCTACCACGGCTATGCAGCAATCCCGTAATAAACCTAACCAATAGGACTTTGATATGAGCAAGAGAGAAGAAACAAACGAAGAAAAAGAACTTAGTTTTGACGTAATGCCAGGAGCTGATATTCCAGAAGATGACGACGACAAAACGTTAGACCTAAGTTTCGAAACTGTTGAAGAGGAGCCTGAAGAAGTTGCTGAAGAAACTGTGGCAGAAGATAGCGAAGAACCTGTTGCCGAAGAATCCGAAGAAACTGTGGCCGAAGAAGAGACCGAAGAAGAGCCCGAAGAAGCGGTAGAGGAAGAAGAAGTAGAGGCTAAAGAAACTCCGATTCCTGAAGTAAAGCCTGTTAAGAAGCCAATGGTCCCAAAAGCTCGTCTAGATGAAGTTCTTGCAAAGCAAAAAGCCCTGCAAAAACAGCTTGATGAAATAGAAGCGTCAAAACAAAAGGCCGAAGAAGCGCCAGAAGCCTACGATTTCGACGTAAAAGAGCTCGAATATCAGAACATGGTGTTAGATGGAGAGACCGAAAAGGCCGTAGCACTGCGAAGAGAGATTAGGAAAGCAGAACGAGGTGCTCTTGAATACGAAATGCGCCAAGAGATGAACCAAACAGTTAACCAAGACCGCCAGATGACTGCATTACAGCAGGCGGCTAATGCTATGGAAGAGGCGTACCCAGTTTTTAATCAGAATTCTGGTGAATATAACGAAGATATGACCAATGAAGTCGTCGAATTGCGCGATGCGTTCATTATGAAGGGTTATGAAGCAGTCGACGCGCTGTCTAAAGCAGTGAAATACGTTGTAAAAGACCATGATTTAGATCAAACAGAGCAACCTGCCCCCTCACTAGCGGGAACAGCTCCAAAAAGTGACGAGCTAGCTAAAAAACGAGCGCAAGTTAGTAAAAAGTTAAAGGCCGCTGACGCCCAACCGCCAGAATTACCGGGTGAAAGTTCTGCAGCCAAAGGCGAAAAGGGGTGGGACGTTGCTGCAATGACTGAAGAAGAGTTCGACGCACTACCAGAAGCCACATTAAGACGTTTAAGAGGCGATATCTTATAAAGAGGTGACAAATGCCAGTTAAAAAAGACCCACGATTAGCCCGAGCTGGAGTCTCGGGCTACAACAAGCCGAAAAGGACTCCCAGCCACCCTAAAAAGTCCCACATTGTGGTGGCTAAAGAAGGTGACAAGATCAAAACCATCCGTTTTGGGGAGCAAGGTGCATCTACCGCAGGCAAACCGAAGGCTGGTGAGTCTGAAAAGATGAAGAAGAAGCGCGCGAGCTTTAAAGCACGACACGCTAAGAACATTTCTAAAGGAAAAATGAGCGCGGCCTATTGGGCAAATCGCGCAAAATGGTGATATATGCCTAGAAAGGTAGCTAAGAAGACCGCACGGTTTAGGAAGTGACTTATGAAAAAGGTTATTTTGATGCTGATGCTCACCACTACCGTAGTGGCTAACGAGACTAATAATTCCCAAGAAGGGTCGCTGAACACTAGTAGTGTGAACAGCACAGTTAGTTCTAACAATAATACCGAAGACAAATCAGTTAGTAATACATACAACGGGGCCGGATCAGCCAGCGAGATACCGGTCGGCTCTGCTATAAGCCCTACTTATATGAGCACAGGGGCAGACACGTGTCTGAAGGGCTCGGGGGGCTCACTGCAAACTGTGGGAGTAGGTTTTTCTAGCGGCGCATATGAAGTAGATCCAAATTGTGAGCGAAGACGAGATGCAAAACTACTTTCAGACTTAGGTATGAAGGTCGCAGCAGTATCGAGGATGTGTGAGGATGAGATCGTATGGAAAGCGATGTTTATGTCAGGAACACCCTGCCCGCTTCAGCGGGGGGGAAGACTAGTTGTTGGGAAGAGGGCATATCTTCTTATGAAGAGTGATCCTGAGATGTTTGTACCTGCCTATGGTGAGTTGAAAAGGCGGCCTACAGACACCCAGCTTTGGTTTAACGCAGTTCTTGGAATAGGTGTCGAAGATAATGAAGAAGATAATGATGATGGCGAGCTTGTTAGTGACAAGTTCCGCAGTTCAATCAAGCGAGATTGATAACTTAGTAAACACATCTGGAGCAATAGTCAGCCAGATTGACCGCGGCATTATGCTGACGGGCGCTGCCCTGCAATACGCACATACGGGGGAAGGGCTGTCTGATGGAGGTTTATCTGGCACGGCTCACATCAGCACCGAACAACTAGACGCCTACAATAATGCGCTCTCTAATATGAGTGTGTACACGCCATATGGGTCTGTTCAGGTTGAGCTCGAGAACTTAGCAACACAAGAACTTGAGTTAATGGATCTGGCAGTCGATACCTTCGTCGGAGTAGTTGTAGAAATGATAACGGTGGTTGAAGTGAGTGAGATGGCTTCAGAAGCCAGTACTCCTGACCAAGAAGCCGCCGTACAAGACTTCGTGGTATCTAACGCTGAGGTTTTAACTATTGGCACAGAAGAAGTTGACACCTACAACCGAAGCCTCGATGACATCGAGACGCACGCTAACAATGCGAGCGCGTACCTAGCTGTCGCGGGTAACGAGGATGCTGTTGCGTTCCTCGACCAAAAGGTACAAGACGCAAATACCACTGCCGACCAAACCAATATTTTCTACGACGCCAACGCGCAGTGGCTGGCTATGGGAACTCCAATGCAACGCAACCTTAATATCATTGGGCTATCTGGCGAAAATACTTATGGTTTTGATTTATATGCTAGCGAGGCAGACATCCTAGTCATTGGGGCAGATTCAGAATTTTACCTAACTGGCCCTACAGCAGTAGGCTACAAATGCTTTATGACTCAGGAGGATTGTGAGTGAGCTTAGAAGATACAGAACTAAAAATCGGAAACACTTCATTTAAGGGTGTGTATATCGCAATCCTGTTCAGCTTGGCTACCACGCTGGGGGGAGGCGTATGGACTGCTTCTAGCCTGTACTCAAGGTTAGAAGCTGTCGAAGCACTAGCTATCCCCGATATTGTCCCCTTAGAAGAGAAGGTGCTTCTTATTGAGCAAGAGCTAACCGCGAACGACGTATCGCAGTTACAGGGCAAATTAGCAGAGCTCGGAGTCAACCTGAAGACAATCGTGGACCAGCAAGAGAAACTGTTACTTATAAAGGACAATGTTTCAGATATGGAACAGAAAGTGATTGCTATGGAGACGGTTGTTAAGAAGGCAGAGTTGATTACAGAACAGCTAACTAAGTTTGATGGCGAAGTAGCCGTTGTTAAAAGAGAAATACAGGAAATTTGGGATGGCATGGACTATTTGTCTAATCCCCTAAAATAACTGTTGCATCATAATATTAGCTGTACTAATATGATTCATACGTCTATCAGTACGAAAACTGGTCGGCCCGTAGCCGTAAAAAACGTACCCCCGCCTAC